TGTCGGAATGAGTGAATCGTAACCGACAGCACCGCGACTAAAATCAATAATGCGATTTTTTTCATAAAGCACGCTAGTTACTTTTTGGCGACGTCGCCCTCCGCAAGCCAAGCCGACTTGATCAGCTGGCTGACGCTGTAAAGGCCAAGCAGAACCGCTAGCGCAGTAACAATTATATCATTGTAGCGGATCATCAGGTAGCCGCAGGCAGCAGCAGGCACGACAATCGTGCCGACACGCCAGATAGTGCGAGCGCCGCGAGCCGTTGCGATAAATTTGTCATTCTTTTGAAGTTGTTTTGTAAAGTTTTTCATTTCGTTATTCCTTGTTTGATGTTGTTTTTACAATTTGTGCCGGCTACAATGCCGCCGGCGAGGCAAGCGATTTATTGTTCAGTCATTACGCGACGGAAAGTCATCTCCTCGGCGCGCTGGAAGTCATTCTTGTTGGTGAAGTGACGCGGAATGAAGTATCCCTTGTAAACCAGTCTAAAACTGTTAGTGAAGTCGTCAAAGCCGACCTCGCACTCGTCATAGTGCTGCTTTGCAAAGCGCTTGAAGCCGTTTTCAACGTTGCGTAAAGCAATGCTTTTAATGTAGGCCTCAAAATTGTTTATACTTTTGAATCCAATCATTGGTAGTCCTTTCGTTTAATTGATTGTACTTTCAGTATAGCAAACACGAGCGATAAAGTCAAGAGTTTCTGGAGAGATTATTCAATAATTACCCCATATCAGAGGTAAACCTGTGGAAAACTCCGAGATAATCCGGAAATTCCGGATAATCCCAAAAGCACACCGCCGAAACGGTGTGCTGCGTAGGAGTTTTGCGGGGGCTACCTAACCCGCACCTCCATTATAACGCGGATTTGGCTCGCCGCGCCACTCCGCATGCTCCACCCGGGTGAGGAGAAGCTCGATCCGTGGATTGTAAGCGTCTTTTGCGACACCAGAGCCATCGTGAGAGACGAGAAGCCAAGCGTTGTCGTCGAGAATCATCTTCTTGTCTTTCATTACGTCCTGAATCCCCTCGTAAAGAGCTGATAGGTCGACAGTGCCAAAAGTTCGGACGAAAAACCGAGCGCGAAGATTGAACGGAAAATCAATCGTCTTCCACTCCCGACAGGCGAGGATTTGAAACACGCTGATAGCCAGCTCCACCTGATCATTGGCCAGCTTCAGCCATCGATTGTAGGCGGCCGTGTTGTATTTGCGCGATCGGTCGCCGCGAAAGGTGACCTTTTGGTTATTTTTCTTGACCGCAGGCTGCCCCAGGACGGTGAAGCCGAACGAAGCCAGCCTGCCGTCATCGCCGATTACGTAGTTGAGCTTTATATCTTGAGGCTGGATAGTGGCCCCAGCCTCTATTGGCGATAATGTGGTTGATTGCTGCTGCATGCTCATTTAGCTTCGCCTCCAGCAGCTCCGGCCCCAGCCGAGCCAGTGTCTCCATCGGATTGATCGGCGGCATTATGTAATCCACTGGTATCATCTCCAGCGCGGTGGCTTTCAGCTCGTCGGCGGCGCGTTTCGCCGCTTTTTTTGCCTGCCGCAACTGCCAGCTCGCGGCTAGTTGCAAAGCCGGTCGGGCCGCCAGCATCGCGACCCCGACGGCGCACCTTTTGAGCGAGCTTCCGGAAGTAGTTCGGGTCTTGTTTTTTGAGCTTGGCCGCCCGGAGCGCAGCCGCCTGTTTTCTGCCATGACAGACCACCCTATTTCTTACCTTTCGTGTTAGGGCCAGAGACAAACACCTTTATCAATTCGCGGATCGAGATAATGATGACCGCGAGAATGAATATCCCGACAAGCGCAACTCCCCCAAGCAACACCATCGATATTATTATGTTTAGGAAACCGAGTAAATCCATATCCTCCTCCTTTCTCGGTTGCTAAATATACAAGCCCTGAAGCCGTTGCAGGCTCTTCGAGCGCGGATCTTGATACAACATGTCGCCATAGCCGGTTAGCGATTCAGCTCCAGTCTGATCAAGAATGATCTTCGAGTTCATACTGGTGGTGACGCTAAACGCTATCTTTGTCGGGATATTAGCCTTGATGAGACCGGTGACAACATCGGCACTTGGCCGCTGAGTAGCTAGCACCAGGTGAATACCGACGGCGCGAGCTTTCTGCGCAAGGCGGATAATCGACGTTTCGCAGCTCGGAGCAGACGACTTCATGGAGCCTTTGAGCGACACCTGCAGCATTTTTTGAGTGATGCGGCCAGTTGGGCTCATAGCTAAAGCCTCGTTCATAAACGCCGCGAATTCTTTATAGTCGATATTTTTGATGTCCGCGCCGGTATCGGTCATGAGAAGATCGGCGAACTCGTCAATGACCACCAGAATGCGCGGCATATTGCCACCTTTATAGTCATCGATAGTGCGAACGCCAGCCTGCCGAAGCCGGCCGTAACGATCCTCCATCTGCTCGGCCAGGCCGTGGAGAACCTCCGCGGCATCGGCCGGTGTAGTGACGATATCGTTCCATAAATGAGGATCGCCATCGTACAGCGACAGCTCCACCTGCTTTAGATCAATCAAAACCAGCTGAAGCTCGTCAGGAGTTAGCTGTTTTGTCAAAGCGTGAAGCATCACGTTGAGCATGACGGATTTACCAGCGCCAGTTTGACCAGCAATGAGCAGGTGCGGCATTTTGGTTATGTCGCCATAGTGAACCTCGCCGAACACGTCCTCGCCGAGCGGAATCTCCATCGTGCCAGGTTTGAGGTGCTTGCTGTCCTCGAACGGAACGACGCGGCGGTCTTCGTTTGGCACTTCAATGCCGACCAGGTCAGTGCCGCGGATCGGCGCTTCGATACGAACATACTTCGATTGAAGCGCGATAGCGATGTCGTCGGCACGCTTAGCAATGGCACTCATGGCAATACCGCGGTTGGGCTTGAAAGTATACTGAACCACCGAAGCGCCGACATGAGTATCGCCGGAGATGCCGCCGATGCCAAATTCGGTGAACTTACGCAGGATAAGCTCCTCCGGCGTACCATCAGAGCCATCGATATCGACAGTGACATGGCGAGGCGCGAACTTGTCGGCCACCTTGACCTGCTTCTTGACACGAGCGGCATCAAAGCCGACCTCCATGTTTGAGACCAGCTCCATCGATTCCATGCCGCTGAGCGTATCGCTCGGATTAGGGAAGAACTTCGAGTGGTCATCATTGACGTACGCAAACACGTTAGTGATTATCTTTTGAGCTACCGGAGCGAACGCCAAAAGCGATTCACGGTCATAGACGACCTCGCGGCGCTGCGGCGAGCCATCGCGATTGATGGATCGTTTGATTTCGCCGAAGCGGACACCAGCGAACTCGCGGCCGTAGTGCTTCTCGGCCACAACCAGATAGATGTAGCCCTGCAAAAGATATTTATAATTCTCTTCGTCTTCCGGAGAATAAGCCCCGACGGTTTTATGGTCGTCAAGCCAAGCGCTGCCGTTTTCATCTTCATCAACCATGTCGATTTTGGCGACCATTGGAACGCCAGCGACTGATTCACGAAGCTTGACCTCAATGTCAATGATTTTATGATACGAGGGAGCTTCCTCGAAATATTTATTAACCAAGGTGGTGTAGTCCTTGATCATTTTCTCGCGGCTGCCAGTTTTGCCATAGTCGATTTCGTAGTCACTGGTGAAGTTTATCTCCTCCAGCCCAGCCGAAACAGACGCTTGAATATCAGCTCCTTTGTAGTATTCCTCGAGCGCTTTATGAAACGCCGTGCCGACGATCGCAGCCGGCGATTTGGCGTTATCCCAAATACCAGCGACATAGCGCTTGTGAAACTCTACCTGATTTCGCAAGAACGAAATGATAGCAGAATAACTAAGGTGATCAACTCTATTCGCCATCGACTGTTTCTCCCTCGATTACGTTATTTGAAGTTAGCTCCTCCTCGACATAAATACCAGCGATATCGAAGCCGGCGCGAAGAGCGTTCGCCTCGGCACATTTCGTGAGCATGACGCGCGGCATAGTCTTCCAGTTACCGGTCGGCTTGCCCTCCTTATTGGTTTTGACGAACTCTTCGTAGAACGCCTGGTATCGCGTTATTTCGTGAGGCGCAGTCTCGCCGGGGAAGCGGCCGAAAATAGGCACGGTGACGGATTCTGGAAGTTTTGTCTCTTGATCATACGTGATGATGGCCGCACCGGTGTGAGTGTACACGCCACCAGCTCGCGCCATTTTGCGCAAGCCGTGGATTGACACTATCGGCGTTAGCTCATCGCGACAGCGAGACGAATCCCACATATAAACCGCATAAATCTCTTTCTTGAATGGATTCAATCCATATTGATTGGCCACGGCCAGAAACAGTTTCAAGTCCTCGATCGGCCGAGCCGCGCCGTTTTTGGTGAGGCCGAGAACGGAACGGTGTAGCGTCGCGAGCATTTTCTCTTTTGAGAGCCGCGTGTTCTTATCAAAAAGGCCAGCAGTGAGAGGCACGATGTCAGAGTAGAGATTCTTGCCTCTCTTCGCGACAGCTCGCTTGGCGTCTTTTTCTGGATCGACAGCAGGCTTAGCGGTTGATATTTCAGGTGTTGTCATACTTGGTAGTCCTTTCGTTTATTTTACCTACTCCCAGTGTAGCCGAACACGGGCGAAAAGTCAACCCCATATTTTAATATTTTTTGCCACGAAAAATCCCCGCTCGCAGTCGGGGACTTTCCGGATACTGTCATTTAAGGCCAGGCGCTGACCACGCTTCGGGCTAAACGATCGAACTACCAATTCTAAAGCTTTTACCCGAGGCAACTGTCAAGCGCCTGGTTCGCTCTAGGTAAGGGTGGGCATCACCTAGGGCGAACTTGACGCTCGACAACAATGATATCAGAATAGAGACAATTGCTCAACCTCTACTTTGCCGAGCTTTGCAGTCAAGACGATGAGGCGGCGCTCGTCGACATCGACGGTGCGACTGTTAAACTTGGCGGAATAAACCACCAGCAGATCAGACATCACCTTTTGAGCTAAGCCGAGGTCAGCGATTGCGGCCTCCAGCTCTTCGTCGGCGGAGCGAACGGCTGGGCTTTCCGAAATGGCGATCGCCAGCTTGTCGCGAGCCGAGCGAACCTGAGATTTCAAGTCGTCAAGGTCTTGTTTTTCTTCAAGATCACCCACCAGATCCTCGCGGTTTTCTTTTGCGGTGCGAAGTTTAAGCTTGGCGCGTAAAATATTCGAATGAGCCAGATAAATCGCGTTTTGAAACTCCTCGCGAGATTTTGGCTGGACATTGACTTCAGCTGGTTCATCGTCAGCCGGAACTTCAATGATATTCTCCTGCTTCGGCTGCTCCCGCCGAGCCAGCGCCTGGTCAATAGTTTCAAGCGCCATTTTTTGTGTTCTCCTGTTGTTCGGCTTCGCGGCGAAGCTGAGCGTCTTTCATATGCTTATTCATAGTGCGCCAAACCATGCGAGATTTTGGCTTGAAGCCTTTGTAGGCTTTTGCTAGCCGGCGACGCTCGGCGCGGTTGCGCGGCTGCATTGGGTTCGGTTTGTCTTGCATTGGCAGTTCTCCGTTTAATTTGACTTTTCAATTGTACAATGAGTCCAGTCAGAATTGCAAGTATAACCAGCAGGCGGAACGCAGCCTTTCTCGCCAGCCATCTCATAAAATGGACACTGGCCGACAGTGCCGACATACGATTCTGGATCGCCAGGCGTTACCGGCTTATTGGTGAATGGAATGTGCGCGCCTTGTTGCGGAGCGGGAGCTGGCGACGGTGCTGGGGCAGGGGCAGGAGCAGGAGCAGGAGCAGGAGAAGCCGGCTGAGGCTGAGCTACAGGTCGTCGCGCTTCAGTATTTCGACTGCTATGCGCACTTGGACGATTGCCAGCAGAAACAGCAGCAGACTGGTCAGTCTGTCCGGTTGTTTGCACCTCTGAGGGTGTCTGGTCGGACGTGTCCGACTTTTCCTCCTTTTTTGTCTCTTTAGTGTTTGTTTTTACTTCCGTGACAGCGTGAGGCTGCTCAGGAGCTTGGTGAAAAGCAAAAACAGCCACTCCACCAGAAAATGTCACGGCGACTATGGCAGAAGCGATCAGG